CACTTTCAACTTCAGTAACTGGATTCTTAACTTTAATTTTATGAGAAAGTTTAGGCATTGTTTCAAAAAACTTTTCAATATCTTTGAACTGAGAAGAATTCATTGATTCCAAAAAGTCATTCATTTCTTTTTTAGTTACATCAGAAGTTGTCCAAACTTCTTCTTCAGTAAAGATTTTATCAATACACGATGCAATCAAATCAAATGATTGATCCATCGCATTCTTATCGCTAAAGTCAAAATTACTTTTAATAAATTGATCCAAAGATGGATACTTCATTTGCATCATAATAGAACCATCAAGTTTAATTCTATTAGAATGTTGCTCATTTTTTTGAACTTTAATATCGTCCAAATTAATTTTTACTGGAACTTGAGTTTCTCCATCATCTGGACAAATAATATTAACCTCAAGTTCCTCTCCAACAGATTTACCGCGAATATTTAAAAACAAATATTCAATATCAAAAGTTGGAAGAGATTCTACCTTGATATTTTTAGTAATAATACAATTCTTAATAACAGTCTTAATTGCTGTTGTAATTTGCTTTATATCTTCACTCTCTAAAGCAATTACAAGCAACTTTTCTTCTTTAACAAGAAACGGTCTATATTGGATTGTTTCTCCAGTAGATGGCAATTCAAGTTCATAAGTTGGCGTAGAAATCTTTGGTAAAGGCATAATGTCCTATAAAAAATTTTTCAGATGTGATTATTTATGGCAGATGGACAGAAAGGAAAGTGTCCACCGGAACGTGACAAAGAAAGCATTTTGTCGTATAATGACAAGGTAAACAAACAAAGCAATGCGTCGTCTTTTTTTTAGTCTCGTCTTTCTCTACGGAGTCGGACTTTCAATGTACTTCGGTTCTTGGGGTGTTCGGGATATGGCAGCTCTAGAAAAAGCAGTTGCAGTCGGTGCTCAACACGAAGAAATGCGGCACCGAATGAATGTATCGGCAGAAGGAAACTGGTTTCTTCTAGCAAACCTCATTGCAATCACTGGTGCTCTTGGAACAATCGGTACTTCTAAAAACGATGATTAATATTTTAAAAAAATTATTCATAGCATACTGTATTTTAATATGCACCGTTTTTGGTGCTGGTTATATATTCGCTGGACTAGCAACTCTAGGGGTTATTCCCCCACCACAAACAGATTGGAAAGATAACTGAGGGTCTTCGGACCCTCTTTTTTTATCTTGCTAGAGGACCAATGTTTCTACCAACATAAGGAAGTCCAGATTCAACAAAACGAGAATTAGAATTCACTGCACCGATAATTTCTTCACCTTCAAAAACTTGAAGAGAGTTTCCAGAAGATAAAGCATTTTGAAGACCTATACCCCCAGTGGTATCTACACCAAATTCTGGATTAACTAATCCCCGATAAGCGGTAACATTAAATCCTGCTTGTTCTAGGGGATTATTTAGAGAAGACTGGGGATTTTGTTCATTAGTTGGAGGAGGAGATCCATTAAGTTCTTCAACAAAATATCTAGTGTATGAAAAAGAAACAGTACATTTAAGTAAAGAAGAAGAATCATAAGAAATAGGCATAGAAGATATACTAATTGGATATGCCTTTAAAAAAGTATATGTAAGTTTTGTTTTATAATCTTTTTCAAATTTAACAATACTAAACTGTGATTGATATTCTTCCGGGTATCTAGTAGTGTAATAGAAATTTGGAGATTTAAGTCCTACTGGAGCATTATTAGGACCACCAGAAATACTCTCATTCATAATAAATTTAATCCAAGTTTCAAAAAATCTAATCGCAGTATAAGAAGTATCAACATAAAAAGTCAAATCTATTCTATCATCATATATTCTACGATATGCGTGTCTTTCAGTAACTCCTGTATAATCATTATTAATTTCAAGAGTTGCTAAAGAAGATCCAGGTAAAGTAGCTTCACTACAAGCAAGTTGAAGTTTATCCTGAATGACGCCAAAATTCACTCCATTTTTACTCATTATTGTTGAGAGAGGAGTAGGAACTGAAAGGAAAAGATCATAGTGCGAAGTAGTTGCAGTCTGCAATATAGCACTTTTTATTTCAGATACGTTTCTTGGTTTTGGCGTAGAAATTGCCATTTATAAATATTTTTAATCGTATATATTATGTAGTAAGGATAATGGCAGAAAGTATTAAAAGCAAATACAAACCATCATATCCTGAAAAATATAAAGGTGATCCTTCAAATATAATCTGCAGAAGTAATTGGGAAAGGAAGTTTTGTTATTGGTGCGATAACAACCCAAGTATTATATCTTGGGCATCAGAAGAATTTTGCGTAAATTACATATCCCCTGTAGATAATCGTGTGCATAGATATTTTCCAGATTACTTGATAAAAGTAAAAGAAGACTCTGGAAATATAAAAACATATGTGGTTGAAGTAAAGCCAAAAAAACAAACTCTTCCACCCAAACAAAGATCAAGAGTAACAAAATCATATCTGCACGAATGTAAAACCTATGCGATAAATCAAGCAAAATGGAGTGCAGCAAAAGAATGGTGTGCGGATAGAATGGTAGAATTTAAAATAATCACAGAAGAAGATTTATTCTAAATGGCAGAAGGTTTTGGGCAATATCTCAATATACCTCCAAGGATGAGAGAGATTAAAAAAAGAATTGAGAAAGAAGGATCAAATAATCCTGAAGACTTGATGATAATTATTATAGATGTATTGAAAGAAGAAGCATTATATCCAGAAGTAGGAAAATTTTATACATTTATCTACAATGCAAAAACACCAAATCTTAGATATGATCAACACCCATTAATTGCCTGCACCTCAATAGAACCCTGGGGATTTAGGGGAATTAATTTTCATTGGAGAAAATATAGACAATACACCTGGCAAGAAGTTGCAGGAAAACTTCACATTGTTAGATACGAAGAGCTTGATGAAATGCTTTCAATTCCTTATGCAAAATTTCTCACTAAATAGATAAAAACCCTAATATCCAATGGCAACTTATGGTACAAGAGATGCAACTCAATTTCCATTACCTTCAGTAGAAAGTAATGAAAGATATTATACTCTTGTAGATAGAGATACTGGAAAAATAACATTAAAAAGAATAGTACCACTTAGTTTTAATGAATCTTTAGATGCTACTGTTGGTACAATAGAATCTTCTGGACCTAATGCAGGAAAATTTGTTCCAGGAGCAGGAGCAACTCCTACAGAAAAACAATCTTTTGCTCAGCAACCACAATCAGTAAAAGCAGTAAAGGATAAAGCAACAGAAACAGTAACAAAAGCAAAAGTAAAAGAAGGTGCAAATCCACAAACAGCACAAGCAGAGTCCAATAAGTTAATAGGAAATACCAACGAAGCAAATCCGTCAGTAGAAGAATCTCAACGTGCTTTGGGGGAAGAATTAGAAAAATCAAAAGTATTGTCAAGAAGATCCTTTCCACAAAACTTAAGATATCCAGCAGATCTTCAAACACAATATCAAGATGTAATAAAATTTAATATGCTGGAATATGTTCCAAAAAAATTAGATAAAGCAGCAAATGAAGGATTAGGTGGTTTTGAAACAAGAAAATCTTGGGAGCAAAGAATAATAGGAAGTGCGTATCTACCAATACCTGGGGGAATTTCAGACACAAATTCTGTTACGTGGGGAGGTGATACGATAAATCCATTAGAAGCGGGTCTTGCTGGAATTGCAGATTCAATAATTGCTGATGGAGTGGCGGCTGGAGCAGAAACCACAGGAAATATAGTCGGTGGAATATCTCAAAATTCAGGAGATGTAAAATCTGCTTTAAGGGCATATTTTACTGAACAAGCAATAGGTAAATCAAATATACTTTCCAGAACTCAAGGAGCAATACAAAATCCAAATATGGAGTTGCTATTCTCTGGTCCAACATTAAGACCTTTTAGCTTTACTTTTAAATTATCAGCAAGAGGTACCAAAGACAGAGATGAAATCCGCCAGATCATAAGATTTTTTAAACAAGGTATGGCGGTACAAAGAACACAATCTCAATTATTCTTAAAAGCACCTCATACATTTAAGATCCAGTATCTACATAAAAATAAAGATCATTCGTATTTAAATCTAATTAAAGAGTGTGCTTTACAATCTTTTACTGTCAATTATACTCCTGAAGGAAATTATATGACCTTTGCTGATGGTATGATGACTTCTTATGAAATTAGTATGCAGTTCCAA